AAACTTTGCTGTAGAGAAAGAAATGTACATGAGTAAGCACGACGAGTTCGCAGCCATTCTTGACGAAATAAACGAACTTCTCAAAGGCGAGTAATGAACATCGAAGCGGGTGGTTTCCTGAAGGTTGAATTATTCAACGACGACGCTAACCTGTTTCTAAACGCACTCACGAAGATAACGAATGAGGGCGGTAAAATGGGGTTCAAAAGTTACGGACTAAGCGAGGACGAAATGAAGACGCTAAACTCGATACTTGATTCTTTAGGATAAAAAAAACGAGGGGTAACTACTCCCCTCGTCAAACCTAAAATCAAAATGTAATCAATGAAAAATCGAATTACGAAACAAATCTACGACATTTTATATCTACTAATCAAACAAACAATTAACAGAATTATGAATTTACGAGAAAAAGTAAACGCACTATTCGCTAAACACAATGTATCACTCACAGCGGAAGAAACCGTTGTTGACGTGAAGCAAATGGTTGAGGCGATTCTTGCAGACGGAACGAGTATCTACTCGGACAGCGACACTTGGGCGCCTGGTGTTCGTGTATTATCAAAAGACGCAGACGGCAACGAGGTTGTTGTAGCGGACGGAGAGTACACAACAGCAGAAGGTGTGATTGTAGTCGTTGCAGACGGTCTACTTGTTGAATTGAAACCAATGGTTGAAGAAGAACCAGAGGTTGAAGTTGAAGAAGAAAAACAATCTACTGAGGTTGTTGTTGACGAATCACTAAACGCAGAGGTTGAAGGACTTCTTTCGTTGGTTGCAAAACTAGAAAGCGAACTTTCAGACGCTAAAAAAGCGAATGAGAATCTTTCTTCTGAAGTAACAAAATTAAGCGCACAGCCTGCCGCTACTTCAATCAAAGAAGTAAAGCAAGCAAAACAAACACCTTCTAAAAGCTACAACAAAATGTCGCCTGAAGAACGTTTCATCTTTCACCTTAAAAAATAAAAAAACAAACAATAAAAAATGGCTACTACAACATCATTAACTACGACCTACGCAGGTCGTGAAGCGGCAGGATATATCCGCGCTGCATTTTTAAGTAACGAGTCTTTGGCTGCGGTTACAATTAAAGAGAACATCGAGTACAAGCAGGTTGTTCGTCGTTTAGTTGACGACGTGACTTTTGCAAACGCTACTTGCGACTTTACAGCAACAGGAACGGTAACACTTTCCGAGCGTATCTTAACACTTGAAAAATTCCAAGTTCACAGACAATTGTGCAAGAATACGTTTTTAATCGATTGGGAATCGCGTTCAGAGCAGAACAACGAACTTCACGCTTCTTTGAGTGATGCTTTAATTGCTAACGTAATGGCGGGTGTTGCAGCACGCAACGAAGTATTGATATGGCAGGGTGTTAACGCTAACGCTGGTGAGTACGCAGGTTTCGAAACTTTGTTCTTGGCTGACGGAAATGTTCTTGATGTATCTTCTCCTGAAGCTATCACTTCTGCAAACGTAATCGAGGAAATGGGACGTTTAGTTCTTACCCTTCCAACACGCGTTCGTCGTGCAACTGAGAAGCCTGTTATCGCGGTTTCTTCAAATGTTGCTGAAGCATACAGAAGCGCAATTCTTGGTCTTGGTGGTGGTTACTACTTGTATCAAGGAGAATCAGTTGTAATGAACTGGCAGGGACAGTACGACGTTATCGAATGTCCTGGTATGTCTGACGACACAATGGCGTTTTACCAAAAGTCTAACCTTTGGTTCGGTACTAACTTACTTGACCAATGGAACACGGTTGCACTTTTGGATATGTACCAATACGACCTTTCTGACAACGTTCGTTTCGCTTGTTCTTTCTTCGCAGGGGTTCAATACGGTTTCGGTGACGAGATTGCATTCTACCAATACACAGCATAATTCAACCATTCTAACCCTTGCATAAACAGAGGTAGCGGCTAAACACCGCTCCTCTTTTGTGCTAATAAAAAACATACAAATATGGCAAATTGCGAGTTAACGACGGGCATCTTACTTGAGTGCAAAGACGGAATCGGTGGTATTAAACAAATTGTTTTAACGCAGTGGTATTCAAACGTGAGTTTTATTTTTGACGGAACAACAGAAGTTGTTGATGAAATCACGGGAATTGACGCTGGTGATTTGTATACTTACGAACTACCTACTCAAACAGGTTCTTTTGAAGAAACAATCAACTTCAATCGTGATGCAGGTACAATTTTTTACACGCAGACCGTGAACGTAATGCTTAACAAATTAACCGCTGCAAAGCGTCTTGAATTGCAAAACGTAGCTACTTCACGCGTGATTGTTTTTGTTGAAGATACAAACGGAAATTGGTGGGCCGTAGGTTATGAGTACGGAGCAGACCTTTCTACTGCAACAGCAGCAACTGGAGCTACACTTGGTGACATGAACGGTTTCACACTCGCGTTCACTCACGAAGCTGCAAAGCGCGCTTACAAATTGGTTGGAGCGCCTTCAACGATTGTCTAATCGAATAAAAACTTTTACACATAGAGGGGCAAAGCGTCCCTCTGTGATGTAATTTTAACGTAAAGGGAAAAGGGGAATGGTATACCTAAACACAAATACAGCGAATCAATACGCGTGGCTTTCGTTAGACGAAGGTCGTGCATATTTCAACGTTGCCTTTACACACTACCTTCTTGTCATGACTTACGAAATGACAGGTGAACAACTCGCGCAAGTGGTCGAAGTAATAAACGAGAACGAACGCGTAACTAAAATAAGACTAACAACAGTTGGTTTGGTCGATGCAGGTCGTTATCATTACGAAGTGTACGGACAAAACAGCAGCAGCAATATAGATCCTACCAACGCTTCCGTCGTTGGTTTGATTGAGAAAAGTTTAATGATACTTCAAGACGGAACTATTTTCTTTGACGTTTTTTCACCGACAATTCCTGTCGATGTAATTTACACAGGCGCATAATATGAGCAACATACAAGCAATAAACCTTTCAGCTTACGAACCAGTTGAAGCAATTGAAAAAGAGAATCGCGCGGGCTGGATTGATTACGGATTTTCAAATTTATTTCCACAGCACCTCATAACACTATACTACAATAGCCCTATTCATAACGCGTTGACGAACTCAATTGCTTACATGATTGAAGGAAAAGGAACAGGAACGATTCTCGACAATGCTTTGCAAGGTATCGCTTTCGACTTAAAATTACAAGGTTCATTTTGTGCCGAGGTTATTTGGTCGTTAGACTTCACTCGCATTGTACAAATTAACCACTTGCCTTTTGAGAACTGTCGCCTTGCATACGACAAAGACGAAGACGATATTACAGGAATTTTCTACTCGAAAGACTGGGCAAATACACGAAGTAAAAAAGGAAAACCCGAATTTATTCCTGCGTTCAATCCTTCAATCGCGCAAGAACAACCGCGACAAGTAATTTATGCTCACGGAATGATGGCAGGTTCTTCGTACTACGCAAAGCCTGACTACTTCGGTGCGTTAAATTACGTTGAGTTGTCTTATCAAATGGGAATGTACCACGTCAACAATATCTTGAACGGTTTATTTCCTTCTTTCATTATTAACTTTTTGAACGGAATACCGCAGAAAGAAGAACGCGAAGCAATACGTCGTGAGTGGGAAACAAGATTGAGCGGTGCAAGCAACGCTGGTAAGTTCTTAATGACCTTCAACGAGGATCCTGCACGCGCTCCGCAAATCGAATCTTTCCCTTTGTCGGATGCTGACAAGCAATATCAATTCTTAAGCGAAGAAACAGCGAAGCAAATCATGGTCGGACACCGCGTTGTGTCACCACTTATTCACGGCATACGCGACACAACAGGCTTCGGTTCGAACAAAGATGAAATGGTTGTTGGGTTGGAGATATTTAACACGCAGGTTATTCGTCCATATCAAAGAATAATTGAAGAAGTCTTTACACCGATTTTAGGCGACGTAAATATACAGATGAACTCAGTATTTGAAGACGGTGTTGCAGTCGATTCTAACGCGCCTATTGACGTAATAGATGTGCCTTCAACAGACGTAACAGAAACACCAACAGGAATAGCCGAAAAGGTGAGCGACGTAACGTACAACGGTGCGCAAATTGCGTCCGCTTTAGAGATTGTCGCAGCGGTTGGTACAGGAACACTAACGCAAGAACAAGCAATTGTTTTCTTGGTTCAGTTCTTAGGTCTTGACGTGGACGTTGCGAAGTCGATGTTTCAAACAGGCGGTGACGCGGTGGCTAAACTGTCCGCTCAAAAAAAAAAAGTTGTAGCGAAGAAGAAAGTTGCGGTTGCTGAAAATAAAATAAGCGCGGAAGATAGCGCGTTGTGGTTGGCTTATCTTAAAGAGAAAGCGGAATACATCGACGAACAAGAATGGGAGTTAATTTCTGACGAAGAAGTAACCAACCCAGAAGGCGAAGAAAACTACCGCACCGAATTTATGAGTGTTCGCGGTTATTCAAACCCTGACGAAGCGAGCAAAGAACTCGACACTGGTCTTTATAAAGTACGTTACTACTACTCAAAGAATTTCACATACAAAGACGGTGAATTGGTAACGCGTGACTTTTGTCAAGACATGGTTGCGTTGTCAAAAGACGGAGCGTTATTCCGTTACGAAGACATTATCAAAATGGGTAAAAACCCAGACGTTAATGGACAGTTCGCACCTTCGGGAAGCAACACATATTCTATTTGGATTTATAAAGGCGGTGTCTATTGTCGACACGCGTGGTTTAGAAAAGTATTTGTACGCAAAAGAGAAAAAGGACGTTTCCTTCCGAACGACGGATTGAACAACGATAGAGTTGTAACAGGCGGTGTTGCAAATGAATTGTTTCCAAAAGGAATAGAAGCGGTTCGTCCGAACGATATGCCGAATAGAGCATCACTAAAAAACTAAAAAAATAAAATGGCACTACAACCCGAAGTTCTACTCATTGACGAAAATTATATCAAAAAATATAGCTGGATAAACGGAAGCGTTGACCCATTATTGATGTACCCTGCTATCTATTTGGCGCAGGACAAGTACGCACAGTTGTATTTAGGAACTGACCTTTACAACCGCATCAAAGAAGATGTCGTGAACGACGACATTACAGGCGCATACGCTACCCTTCTGGACAATTACTTGCGTCGAATGATAATGTGGTGGACTATGTACGAAGTGTTGCCGCATTTGTACGTTAAAACGGATAACGGAAGTTTAGTAATTCGCACAAGCGAAGACACTCAACCTATCTCCCAGACGGACTTACAAAATTACAGAGACCAAGCGCGTCAACAGGCGATGTTTTACACGCAAAGAATGGTTGACTATTTGTGTCAGAACTCAGCAGACTTTCCCGAATACACGACGAACACAACAAATCAAATTTGGTCGCAAACAAATGTTTATCCGTCGAACGCTTTCGAGATTAGCGACGGACGTGACAGACGCCCATACGAATACAGAAGACCAGGACTTGGATGGATTAGATAACTAAAAAATAAAACATGGCTACAAGGGGCAGAAAGAAAGACATGGTAAAACAAAAGATTTACGAAGAAAAGTTTCGTAAGTATTTAGTAAGAAAAGAAAAACAAATAAAGAAGTTGTCGAATGAAAGTTAACGCTGAAGGGTACGCACTAATAAAGAAGTTTGAAGGTTGTCGTTTGAAGGCGTACAAGTGTCCTGCTAACGTGTGGACTATTGGTTTCGGAAACACTTTCTACGAGAACGGAGATAAGGTGAAAGAAGGCGACGTAATAACGCAACAACGTGCGGACGAATTAGCGAAGTTTATCATTGACCAGTTCGCTGTTTCGATTGCTCCGTTCATTTTGAAACCACTCAACGAGAATCAATTTAGCGCGTGTGTTTCGTTAGCGTATAACATCGGAACAAGTGGGTTCAAACGTTCGTCTGTATTCAAGAAATTAAACGTCAACCCTAACGACGCAACAATAGCTGATTCTTTCAAACTTTGGAACAAGGGCGGTGGTAAAGTTCTTGCAGGTTTGGTTCGTCGTCGTGAAGCTGAGATACAACTATATTTTAAGGCATAACGAAAATTATATTTTAACGTGAACACAGAAACTGAAATAGCTTTGATACACGAAGAGCTGCAAAATATGAACAAGAAGATAGATCGTATCTACCACGTTCTTATTGGTGACGACGAAATGAAGATTGAAGGTCTCGTTAGTAAGGTTCAGAAGCACGACAAGTATATTCAAAACCAACGCTTGCAGGTTGCTCGATTGAGTGGTATTGCAACAGCCGCTGGTGTCATTGGTGGGTTAATCGTTCAGTTCATTGTCAAAGTTTTATGAAGGAGTGGTTGGTTTCGATGTTAAGTAATTGCTCGAAGGTTTCAAGTAAGCGTGTTATTGCTATATTTGTTGTCATTAACTTAATCATTTTCAGTTATGTTGCTACTTTTACACAATACGTTTGTCCGATTGCGATGTACGACACACTCGCATTGTTGACAGGTGGAATGTTTGGTGGCACTGTGATTGAAAAGTTTACTAAATCAAAAGCAAATGACAAAGGAACTAACGACAGCACGACAGATAGCAGCGGAGATATGTAGTAAGTTTTCAGAAACACCTTCGCTCACGTTAGCGAAAAAGTTGTTTACTGAATATCCAGAAGTCTATAAAAACACCGAACACGCGAGGTCTTTAATTCGTACAATTCGCGGAAAGAATGGCGAATTAAAAAGAAAAACCACAATAGATAAAAAATTGTTCGAAGAAAAACCACGATCACTCAACCCATTTGCACTTCCGAAGTCTTACGCAAAGAAACGCAGACACGTCGAAGTGAAGGGAACGAAGTTCTTAATTCTTTGCGACTTGCACTTTCCATATCAAGACAACGAAGCAATTGAATGCGCAATAAACGAAGGATTAAAGCAAGGTTGTGATTCAATCATATTAAACGGTGACGCTCTGGATTGTCACATGATTAGCGACTTTGTTAAGGATCCGCGTAAGCGTAAATTCAAAGACGAACTTTATTCTATCCGTCAATTTTTAGCGTCTTTAAGACACACATTTCCAACGGCGAACATTTACTACAAAGAAGGTAATCACGAAGAACGCTACTGGCGTTACATGAGAATCAAAGCGCCTGAGTTGTTCGACATCGACGCGTTCGACTTTCCTTCGTTGACGCATTGCGACAAGCACGATGTTAAATGGATTGACGGAAAGAGCAAACTGAATATCGGTAAACTTTCTATCTTTCACGGACACGAATTTGGAAAGCAATTCCTTCCGTCTGTCAACGTAGCGCGTGGTTTATTTATGAAGACTAAGGTGTCCGCGCTTTGCGGACATCACCACCAGACAGCAGAACACAACGAGCGCGACGCTAACGGCAAGTTCATCACTTGTTGGGGTGTTGGTTGCTTATCTGAATTATCTCCTGACTACAACCCTTATTCGAAGTACAATCACGGGTTCGCAATAGTAGAGAAAGGCACAAATGGAAGTTACAGCGTTAAGAATCACCGCATACACGAAGGAAAAATACTATGAACAGAAATATACTCGCAGCAATACTGTTGTTTATCGGAACATCGATTCTTTGGTTGGTGATTTGTTGGAACATTTGGGGAAAAGTTCATGCAAATAACGTACAAGAAAACGTACAAAAACAAGATAGCGTTATTAATTACAACGCTGGCGAATATGACCGCCTGCTTCAAGAACAAATTGAACTTTACAAACAACTTCGAACGTATGAAGATGCTCAACTTACAGCCAAAACCACCTATCAAAGAACTCGTTCTTCTATTGTTGTTCGAGATACTATTTATAGGGTTGATGTTATCCGTTTGGTGAACTCCTGCGACAGCGTTATTGCGTCCGATTCGCTTGTTATTGACAATCTAAAAGAACAATTAAACATCGAAGAACAAAAGATTGACAACTTGCAAGAAGTGGTCGTTGCTTATGAACAGAAGGAAAACATATTAACCGAACAAATTAACACTTTGAATGCTGATAAAAAGAAATTGGAGAAACAAAAAAAGCGCAGAAACCGCGCCTTAGTTGTTAGTTCAAGTGTCGCTATTTTGTCGACGTTTGTTCTGTCAATTTTACTTTAGATTCTTCAACGAAGAACTTCATTGAGAACTGGATTGCTTCGCTTAGGAAAGTGTTGCGACTGTTCTCACCTCTCTTTTCGTCAATCTCGTTCCACAGGTCTTTGTGTAAATACACGCAGATACCTTTCTTAGTTTTGCTTTCTGGCATCTATTTCTGATTTTATTTTGTTAATCAATTCGTCGTATTGTTTCAAAGTCATAATGCGTTTACCTGTTGTTGGTATTCCCATTCGTGGGTTTTCGGGGTCTTTTCCCCAACCTCTAACGTATAAACAATCTTTGTGTTCATATAGATTTTTCATATCAATTTTCAAAGAAACTAAATGATCGTAAACGGCATCTTCAATTTGACGAAACCTGTCCATTTGCTTAAACGCTTCTTTGCGTTTTGCTTCGTCTTGTTCAGTTAGATACCGCATCTTCTTTGTTTTTAGTCATCATTGAACCAATCATTAACGCTAAGTAGATTTTCTCCTTTGCGTTCAAGTCTTTCCGTTGTGAAAGTTCCAGAAGGATATCTCCAAGAATCTTTCCCTGTTGAAAATAGGTTGCTATTGAATTAACGATTTCGCGCTCACGATCGTATGTCATTTTGAGCGTCTCATAAAGTGGTGTTTGTTTCATAATTTTTTTATTTCATTTATAACTTCTTGCCAATCATCTGAACAATAATTAAGATTGTAAAATTTATTTTCGTCTGCTAAATAATCTACTGCAATTAAAGCGCATTGTCTTGCTTGCTCAAATTGTTTTTCAGTATAAGGAAAGTTTTCGCTAATATAAACTACATATCTATTGTATAATAAAAGTGCTGTTGCTTTTGGTGTTCCTTTTGTAAATTGCATTTTATTATTTATTAAAAGTTTCAAAATAGTATTCATCTATAATTGTAGAAAAAGTCTTCAAATCTCTTTCACATATTTCTTCAAAAGAAAGATTTGATTCGCTCATTTCTTTATTTAAATAAATACCTACTGTTTCCGAATCAATTTCTACATTTCCTTCTTCATCACATATCATTTGAAAAATAGGTGGTACTTTATGAAATATATTCTTTTGATACATTTCTATACTTCCGAAATGATTGATAAGTGCTTGTTGTTTTTCTAAAGTTAATTCGTTCATTTTTATTTTTGATTTTTGGTTTGTTTACAAATGTATGCTAAATTATTTCAACCCACAACATACTGTCCATAACTTGGATTAAGTTCAAAGTACATTCGCATCATGATTGCGTCGGCAACGTCAGGTGAAATACCTTCGCGGTTCTTGATTACGTCCTTCGGTGTGACCATAAGTTTTCCGTCAACGTCTGCGCGGTGTCGTTTAATCATTTCGAGCTCACGGACGATTTGTTCTTTGCGCGTACTGGATAGAATCGTGAGCTTGTTTTCTTCAACGTACTGAGCAAGTTTGTAGTAACATTCGCTCTTTAAGTTTTGGTATTGTGGGTGTTTGGGTTTAGATCCGTTGACAAACCCGCGACATTTTAAGAAGTCAACGACACCACCACCAACTCCGTCTTCGTCACAGACTACGTCTTGCAATAAAATTGAGTGTTGTTGACAGGTTAAACGAACTTTGTTGACGACTTCATCCAACGCTGCACGATTCATTTCAATAACGTCGATAATAGTAAGTCCTTCCCAAACGCAGATAATCGTTCTGTCCTTACCAAAACGCGCTATGTCGGCTGTGATATATTTCTTTCCTTCATTGATTACTTCGTTGCGAAACATTCTCAGTAAGTTCTCCGTTTGAAACAACTTGTCTGAATCGTCGTCGAACTCCCAGTTGCCTTCTAAAAGTCTTTTGCGGTCGTATTCGGGAAGGCGTCTAAGAGATTCAATGTAAGCAACAGGAAGGAACGGATTGTCCTGCGGTAACGCTTGCACAAACGCGCGGTGTGAAGGCAATTCGTTGCGGTTGTTCTTCATGTAGAACTCATTGTACAACCACCCCTTCGCAGGATTGCAGGACAAGAAACCTTTTGGAATTAAACCGAACTCGTTCAACTTGTAACGGCAACGAGAGTGAACAATGCTGACCGCTTTTTCTGTTACTTCGGAACATTCATCTACGAAATAGTCCGTGATTTCAAGCGACCCTAATGAATTATAGTTCACATCTGAGGGATAGGCCTGCAAGTCTTTTAGTACAATTTCGCTTCCGTTGAAAAACTTAATTATGTTCGATTGTCCGTTAAAGGTGTAGTGTTTGTTCGCTATCAATCCAAACTCCTCAGCGGTTTCGAAGAAGGTGTTTAGGGTAGTCTTTTTTAAGTTATCTAACTTTGCACGTCCAATTAACGAACGTGTCCCTGCGTACTTCAAACGACGTTGAATCTGCCACATACAACCAAACTTTGTCTTCCCACCCCCTGCCGCGCCACCATACAACAACTGTTCAACGATACTATCGGTATTCAAATAGTTCAACGCTTCAACTTGACGCGGCAGGTATGTTGGTTTATACGGTTGCATTATTTCACATTTAGATTTTTCACAACTTTAATTTTCGGCTTCGTAAAGTTTTTTAATATGTAAAATTCTGCTTGTTCAATAGTTTCAAAAGACATGTCAACGCACATTCCAGAGAATTTATAAATGTATTCAGTAACCCAACCACACCACTTTTTGCGTTGCACCTTGTATATTTTTTGACCACAATGTTCTTGTGAAACAATTCTTAATTTATTCATTAAAATAGAGATAATTGATTTTCAACCACAGGACAAAGTTCGTCTTGAAGTATTTGAATTATACGGTCGTATTTCTTCGCGTCGTTGTTTTGCCTCACCTGGTGAAGTAGTAATTCAAGACCAGCGTTGAAGGCTTCGCTTTTAGTTTCGTAAACGCAGTATTCAGCGTGGTAAATCAAAGGCTGCGACCAACCTTGATCCTGTCCTTTGAAACTAATTGAATAACTCCACAAACCACTTTCGACAATAGCGGTGTTAACCTGCGCTTCGTAACCCTTACTACATTTGTAAGTTTTCAAGATAGGGTTTTCACACACTCCGTGTTCGTTGAATGTAAATTGGCTCATTGCTTCGACAAATATAATTTATACAACTCACGCATACCTTCGAAGCGAATTGATTCCTTCAACAACATTCTTTTCCTGTCGCTCATGCGCTCAACCATTGATTGAACGAGCTGTTGTTCGAAGTAAATGTTCTTCTTCGCGTTTGCTTTGCATAACCTGTATTCTTCTTCCGTGAAGGTGTCAGCGTTTATCTGTTTGCTTTCTTCGAGCCAACGCATAAGCGACACCGCACGAATCTCAATGACCGTATATTTTCCTTTCTTGAAGTTGTGCAAATCTTCTGCAAACATTCTGCGCCAGCTATCGTCGTTTACCGCCATTTCTTTTTCCTTTAATTGTTTGGTTTGTTCTTCTTTTTGTTCCGCGATTTCACGCTGTATTTGTAGGTTTGCTTTATCGCGGTGTGGTTTGTAAGCCGTCAACACGTCACCAATGAAAGACACGCTTAACGCTCCGTAATGTTCGCACTTCTTGTCAAGTTCATTTGCTGCGTTTAGTTCGAAGGCAAGGTTGAAGTGTTCAAACGTAACCCAACGAAAGTGCTTGCCTATAAACTCATGCAACATTTGCAACAGTTGTGCCTCTGGAAGCGCGATGCCGTACATAGCGCAGACCTTAGAACACAACTTTACGAACGCAGGTAGTTCGTAATCGGCAACGAACGCGCTTTCACGCTCTGCACGATCAACCCTTTGTGTAGTTGTGAGCGTCGTTGTAGATGCGTTGCGCAGCGTCTGAATCGAATTTTCCATTTTTGATTTTAGTGTTTTGGTTTGTAGTTACAAAGGTAGATAAGTCCCACTTACGCACGGCAGCCTTCCAGTCTTTCATTTGATTGCGTCCGACCTTCCAACCGTTCGCTTCGTAGTGTGCATGAAATTTCTCGGTAAATGCAAGCGCGTCTTTGTCGCTTAGTTTCTCGCAAGCGTAGTCGTAGATTTCAACAACGGTTGGTTTCTTAAATGGCGACTTCTTTTCTTTTGCGATTAGCGTTGGTGCGGTTGGAACGGACAAGCGAATTAACAAGTCGTTTATCTTTTGTTCTTGTTCCTTCATTGCTGATTCGAGAATCTCAATTCTCTTTTTGAGTTGTAAAATTAGCATCATGTTTTTGTTTTTATTTAGTCCCACCCTTCACCTTTCGCGTCGTCGTCTGCGTCGTCCCATTCCTGACAATCGAAACACACTTTAATTTCTCCGTCGTCGTCGACGTGTTCGTATGCGGTGTCCCAGTCTTCGAGTTGTTGGTCGCGCAATACTTCGTCAACGCGTTCTCCGAGTTCTTTGCTTTCGCAGGTCGGACAAAAGATTAATTCTGATTTCATTTCTTTAGTTGTTTTTTAAGTTTGATTTCTTTTTGATGTTCTAAATGCTCGACAAATTTAGTATAAAACTTCATTGGTTTAGCATAACCCATATCATTTAAGATGTAACAGATTCTTTCGACGTTGGCTGCGTAGTTCCTGTCGCATTCGATTTGCCAACTAACTTGCTTCACTCCGTGCATGACTGTCGCGTGATCCTTGCCGTAATGCTTCCCGATACTTTCATAACTCTGAAGATAGCAAGGACGTATAAGAAAGAATATCACTTGTCGTGCCGTTACAATCTCACGTCGTCGCGTTGGTGTGTACAATTGTTGTGAAGGTATTCCAAGAACAGAACAAGTAATATCTTCGAGCGCTGACCAAAACATTTCACGTTCATTCTCCAGTTCTTGTTGAATCTTGATTTGTTCCGTCGTCAATCGTTCGTAGCGAGGCGTTAGCATCAACCACAATGTTTCGAAGCGTTCCATGTGACGGAAGGGAATCATGTCAATTAGTTCCTGTCTTATTTGTTCGTTAGTCATTTTCTTCGTTGATTAATTTTGTAGGTGTAAAGGTGCTAAATACTTCTTCGCGTGAAAGACCGGTATGAAGGCAAATGTTGTTGAAGTCTTTGATTCTCATTCGCTCTGGGTGTGTAACGTAAAGTCGTGCCGTTGGGTCGCTTATGCGTAACGCTGTCTTAAAGTTCTTCATTGTCTTGAAGTTTATCTTGACAAGGCGACCGAACGGAGTTTTGTAGATTGCTTTGTTCATTTCTTCAATAGTGGTTTAATCAACTGCTCTTTCTTCTTATTGTCGTCGTGGTTCGTTCCGCGTAACTCAACGTTGTGTTGCTTCACTAAACGCGCGATGCGTGTGATGTTGTCCGCGCTGACGTACTTTCCGCTTTCATACATAGCAAAGAAGTTGCTTGTTATGTCTTTGCGTTCGTCGAACTGTTGTTCCCACACTTTTACGCAGAGTGCGTTGTTGTTGTTACGGAGAAATTTGTACTTCTTAAGTAGTTTCTCAACGCGGTTTTCAAGTGTTACTAATTTTTTCATTGTGTTTTGATTGTGTGGTTTTTGAAATTAGAGAGGGTATATTTCAACCCTCTCATATTAATTTAGAACGGCATATCGTCCGTGTCGTCCGTTGAAGTTGTTGGTTGAACTAACCCGCTTTGCTCTAACATCTTTTTAGCGTTGTTCATTTGATCCGCAGCCTTGTCAAGTCGCTGACTAAATTCAGCAGAAGAACTCACCTTGTTTTGCAACCACTCTGGAAGCATGCTAAAACGAAGGTCGAAGTCTTGCGAATCGTAGTCCAATAAGAACGCGCTGTTCACCTGTGGTGGGCAAGTCATTCCTTTTGCAAGTGGTGACGCTCCTTTCAAGTCTGCATAAGT